TTCACGGAAGTTAAATCAATTAACGAAAGCTACTTCTCAGTAACTGGTGTGAATGTTTGGGATAAGTTTATTGCCTTTGTTAAGCGTGGCAAAGAGCAAGTCGAAGAATTAAAATAACTCCACTCGACTGCTTGCCATAGGTGAACACCGAGAACCCCCCGATGATAATGTTGTCGGGGTAATTTACTTAAGAGAGGTGGAAAACACTTAAAATGTCCACTTTATAGTGGCAAAAACTGGACATTTGTACCTTTAAAAACACGTTATGGTAAAACCTTACACCGACAAACAATTACTTGACAAGGTTCAGAGCCTTGCGTCTTTTGGTAAAATTCCTGCAGGATATTGGCTACTTGGGATCCGATCACAAGATGATTTGCCTAATCGCTTTGATGATAAAATCTACCTCTTTAAAGGAGAGGAGTTTGTCTTAGTTACCTCAGCAACTACAAATCCCGGAACACCAACACTTCGCCAGTTTGAGAAAGTAAACAAAGACGGAGCTGCAATCTTAAAAGCGGATGAGTGGTACTACAACGTTTGGAAGTTTGGTAAGCACAACGGAAAGGTTGAAGGACTTTTACAGTTAGGCAACAAAGTCAAAGTCTACCGAGACACGGACAAAGATGATAACTCTGAAGAGCAAGGAGTATTGCAAGAAGGATACTTTGGAATCAACTTCCATCCTAACACATACGACTTAAGTAAACCATCAGGAACTACTATCGGATGGTGGTCAGCAGGATGTCAAGTAGTAAACAACATCACTAATTATAAGCTAATGATTCAACTGCTGAAGCGTGAGAAGCTGGTAACCTATTGCCTTATAAACGAATTTTAAATCTATAACCTGATAAAAATGAAAAAACTTTCAACCTATAGCCTGATTTTGTCGCTAATTTTGGCAATATTTGCGACAGGCTGCTCGGCTAACTATCACTTACGCAGAGCAATAAAGAAAGGATTTAGCGTGGGGGAGTCCGCTGATACAATCCGCATTTCTACGATAGACTCAATTCCGTACGTTTTAAGAGACTCAATTTATTGGGAGAAGATAATAGTCCAAAAAGATACAATAGTGCGTTACAAACGCTTAGAAGTGCCTAAAACACGCTTTGAGACCCGTATTGAATATAAGTTAAAACGAGATACCTTACGAATGATTGAAAAAGTAGAGGTTGTTAAGTATAAAACTGAGAAACATAAAAACAGGAAACCTAATCTTTGGTTGTTTATCATAGGCTTTGTTGCAGGATTCGTAGCAAAGTACCTAATGAAATTCGCTAAATACACTTTATGAAGTTTAGACCAAGAATAACAAGAGAAGAATTTGAGATAGTAGCACAATTCAGAGCAATACAAAAAGAGTCAAACGACTTAGGACTAAACGATGCTGACGTAAAGCACGGATGGCTTAAGTCTAAGAAGGCTTCGCTTTTTTTTAAGAACCCAAACTTTAAGGAATCAGAAGAGCAGAACTACGAGCTTATCCGAGAATCCATAATCAAAGAAATTAAAGAACACTCACCAGTTTATCCTACAATAACACGGAATCCATCAACGGACGGTCACTTATTAGTCATAGACCCTGCTGACATCCACATAGGTAAGCTCTGCGATGCTTTTGAAGTAGGAGAGGTATATAACAACCAAATCGCAGTACAAAGAGTCTTAGAAGGAGTGCAAGGTATTTTAGACAAAGCAAGCGGATTCCACATTGACAGGATTCTTTTTATAGGCGGCAACGATATCTTGCACATTGATACTCCAAAACGAACTACCACGGCAGGCACTTCTCAGGACACCGATGGAATGTGGTACAGTAACTTTTTAATCGCAAAAAAACTATATGTTGAGATTCTCGAACAACTTATCAGCGTGGCTGACGTACATTTTACTTTCAATCCCTCTAATCACGATTATACACACGGTTTCTTTCTTGCTGATGTTATTCAGACTTGGTTTAAAGATTGCAAGAACATTTCTTTTGACTGCTCTATTGCACATCGAAAAGGCTTCCAATACGGAAAGAACCTTATCGGCACGACTCACGGAGATGGAGCGAAACAACAAGATTTACCTATATTAATGGCTACTGAATTTCCGGTTGAATGGAGTGAAACAAAACACAGGTATGTTTACACGCATCACGTTCACCATAAATCCTCAAAAGATTACATTGGGGTCACCGTAGAGTCACTCAGGTCACCGTCCGGTACTGATAGCTGGCATCATCGCAACGGCTATGCACACGTTCCTAAAGCAGTTGAAGGTTTTATCCACCATAAAGAGTTTGGGCAGTGCTGCCGAATTACTCACAATTTTTAATATATTTGTACTTCATAGCGTAAGAGCCTCCTTAATCGGGGGCTTTTTTCGTATCATACTATGATTTTTGTATAGTATATTATACCTAATTGGCTATATTCCGACTAAAGTCACATTATATTATACTTTTTGGGGTGTAGTGCCGATAATTCAAAATATACTTTCCGGTAATTGAACAAATTAAACACTCATTTACCCTTACTATATGACATAAGTCCTAATAATTACCACTTACTTTGTTACAAAATGTAAAGTGAATATAAAAAATGTTCAAAAACTTTGCGCCTGAAAGCCTTGTAAAATAAAGGAAACTGAAAAAACTTTAAAAAAAATGCAACTTTTTTGTTGGTAATTACGAAAGAGTATCTATATTTGTATATAATTAATTCACAAACACAAAAAATAAACGCTATGAAAACAATGATTTACAAAGGTTTTAAAGTAACCGAAACAATGCAAGAAGGTGGCGCAACAACAGCAGTTGCTTATTTAAATGGTCAAGTGATGTTTGGTACATTCAGTCACGTTGATACGCTTACTGCATTTGAAAAAATGATTGTAAAAATTAACAGCTTTTTAAATAAATAACGCTATGAACAAAGAACAACTTTTAGAACTTATCCGCAACGAAGAAGCGGAGCTTTACTTTCAGCTCTTAGAGCAACGAGACGCATTTGGTGCTAATGATAGAGGCACAATGCATACGGCAGCGCAATGGTTTGCAATAACAACATTAATTGATAAAATTGAAGAAAATGAAGAACTTAGTAAATAAATACGGATTCTTGTTTCAAGACTTGAATCAGGACGAACGCCAAATTTTAGGCGGTGGCATAGTTGCCGTCTTAGGCTTTAGCTTTTTGATTTGGTTGGCAAGTACAAACACTCTGCCAGTTCTAGATGCCAAAACACGAAACGAACAAACCTACCAAAAGAAGACCTACAAATTAAACAAGAATTTTAACAAATATGTAAACCGAATCTACAATGAAAAATACGGAAAATAAATTTTGGTTTGCTGCGACCTCGCAGAACATCAGCTCACAATTATTACAGGTAGAATGCTACGACCTAAACACGGACGAAAAAGTAGCTACAATAGAACTAAAATACACATACGATGAGACATCAGAACAATGGACTGTGGAGCATACTGAGTTCCATACCAACCCTACTATCAAAGAAATCAGCGAGCTTACCGAAGAGCTGCTTGAAAGAGCAAGCAATGAGTTTCACGACTTCTGCTACCAATGCTCAATGTACGAGGAGTATGATGATGAGGAATGGTGGTGTATTTAGCCGCCAGCAATATGAGCATTTTTGGACAAACTTTAATTACGATTTATATAACCGCATCTGCGAAATCAAATACTCTGAGCTATGAAATACTTTTGGAAAATGAGAAACGGACAACTGATAGACGTTGACCAAATGAGCGAAACGCATTTAAGAAACTCGCTTAAAATGATGATTAGAAATACTCAGGTAAAAGCAGCTACAAGAAAACCAATTGGCAATATCGAAGCTAATTTCTTTGAGGCTCAAAATAACGAATACTTAGAAGACGAATTAGCAAATCAATTTTACGGATTATGAGATTTAAACTGACATACAAAATAGGACTTGCAATTGTCCAAGAGTGGATATTCACCTCAAAAGGTTTAGCTTACTGGAAAAAAAGAGACCTGATTGAGACAGGAAGATTTAATGATGGAAAATTTTTAATAACACCAATATGAACTTTGAACAAGTATTAGAATACATTAAACAAGAAGATTTAGGTTGTAAGTCAAGAGAGCAGTTTTATGTTTTTAGACGTTTCTATTTAATCAATGCAATTTATCAAACACGCCAATTTACGTTAGCGCAGATAGGTTCGTTTTTCAATAGAGACCATTCAACTGTCTTGCACTCCGTCCGGAAGCATCAGGATTTAAAACGTGATAAGTTGTATCAACACATCAACGAAGGTTGCGCTAAATTATTGTGTGAGCCAATTACGTTCAGTAAACAAAGACGGAATATCTTTGATGATTTAGAAAAAGCAAACAATGTAAGTATGCTAAAACGAATAAAGAGATACTACAAAGCTGGCTACTACGAGCTGAGTCCAAAGCCAAGCAAGGAGAATTGGGAAAAGATTGGACAACACGTTAAAAATAATTTTCCACAAGACGAACAAAATTAGACTTTATTAGTTATATTTGTTGATGGGTAAGCAGACCCTAAAAAGACATTTATTTAAACCTCATTTGGCTAGTAGTGCTGCTTCACGAAAACCGAATGGGGTTTTTTCATTTAAGCAGAAAATGAGCGAAAGAAAAGCAGTAAAATTTTATAGGAGCTATTGGGAGGTAGCTATGCAACTAAACGACAAGGATAGACTTGCGTTTTACGATGCGCTGATGTTACGTCAGTTTACAGGACAAGAGCCAACTTTAACAGGTATGGCTAACTTTGCCTACATTAGTCAAAAACATTCTATAGACGCTCAGGTTAAAGGCTTTGAGGATAAGACTAAGATACCTTTGCAAGGGGGTACGCAAGGGGGTACGAAAGCCCCTTTGGTACAAGTACAAGAGAAAGAAGAAGAGAAAGAAGAATACACTATAGATTATCAAGCGTTGCTTGACTTCGTGAATACTACTTTTGGACGGAAGATTAAAACTATCAATGATAAGGCTAAACGTAATTACAGGAAACTACTCAAAGACGGCTACAAGAAAGAGGACATCCTGAACGCAATGAAGAACTGCAAAGAGAACCAATACCATAAAGATAACAACTATCAGTATTGCACTCCGGAGTTTTTTAGTAGAGCTGAGACAATAGATAAATACGCTGACTTGACAATTGTTAATGAAAGTGATAGTATCTTAGCCCACCTAAATAAACATTAATATGCTACTTAAACACGGAGACTCACTTCAGTATTTACTTGATGTAAGAGATGGTAAGATAAAACAAGGTCTTGGACTTGACTGCTTCTTGGATGAGCATTTAAGATTTAAGCCAAAGCAACTAAACATTATTCTCGGACACGACAATGTCGGAAAAACGTATTGGATAAACTGGTACTTCTTAACCTTAGCACTTAAACACAATCTCACATTTTGCATTTGGTCAGGCGAGAATCAAAAAGGACAAATCCTTAGAGATATGATTCAGATGTATAGAGGCAAGCACTTCAGTAAACTTAGCCATTCACAAATCAGCGGAGACCTTGCGTACTTGGAGCAGTTCTTTACATTCATTGATAATGCCAAACTTTACAAACCTGATGAGGTACTTGAACTATTTAAGAAAAGCGGAGCTGATGTAGGATTGATAGACCCGTTCACCGGACTTGACCGAGAAATGAGCTTTGCAGGCAATTACGAGTTTATGAACCGAGCAAGACAATTTGCTAATCAAACCGGAATGACAATCTATATAAACACGCATCCAAATACGGAGAGTGGTAGAAGCGGAAATTTATATACTGAAGGAGATTTAAAAGGGCATCTTAAAGCACCTTTGAAAGACCATATTGAAGGCGGTAAGGCTTTTTTAAATCGTTGTGATGATATGATTGTTGTACACCGATTGATTAAGCATCCTGAGCATAAATACAAAACTTGGATTCAGGTTGAGAAAGTTAAAGATATGGAAACAGGCGGCAAGCACACGGCAATTGACTCACCAGTTGTTTGCGACTTTAACAACGGCATTGGCTTTGCAATAAATGGAGTAGACCCTTTAAAGAAGCATCGTCCTAAAGAAGTGCAAAAGCAGATACAAGACGGTATTATATCAACATCGGAGAAACTCCGTAATTTAGCCAAACAAAATCCTTTCTAATGGACATCGGACTCCTACTTATAAAAACACGGACCAATTTATGGTCTATTCAGCAAAGAATCAAAACCGCACGGTTGCAAATACTAAAAACAAGACCTGATGCAACTGACTACATCAAAGGCGCAGAACAATCAGAAGAGGAGTTATTAGAGGCTATCAGCTTTCTTACGAACCTTTACGAACACGCAGTATCAATAAGTCGAGAAAATACAATTCTCGCTACTCGAAACATTGAGCTGAGTAGACAAAAACACGAACTTGAGCAACAAATTAAATTTAATAATATACACGAACAACTATGAAAAAAGAACAAAAGTTAGTCGCACTTTGTGCAGTATTACCAGTCTTAGCAGACTTCATTGAAGACTTAAACGACAACGGAGTATTTCGCCAAACTCTAAAGAACAAAGCAACGATGTTAATGAAAGAAATTGAAAAGGTAGATAGAGCCGTTTTAAGAATAGACGAAGCCAATGCCGAGCAGATTTGGAACGACCAAATAAAACTGCAACAATCTTTCAGGAATTGGATTGAAGAAACAATTAAACTATAAAAACAAGAACGCTATGAGAGTTTTAATAGCTTGTGAAGAAAGCCAGGCAGTCACAAAAAAGTTTAGGGAGTTAGGACACGAAGCGTTTAGTTGTGACATACTACCTTGCAGCGGTGGTCATCCTGAATGGCATTACCAACAGGACGTGTTTAAGGTAATTAATATGGGGTGGGATTTAATGATAGCTCACCCGCCTTGCACATACCTGGCAGTCAGCGGAGCAGGTTGGATGTATAATAAAGACGGTACTCGAAATGAAGAGAGATACCAAAACCAAATGGATGGTCTTGAGTTTGTCCACAAATTAATGGATGCACCAATTGCAAGAATAGCCATTGAGAATCCTATTTCAGTTATATCAACATACATTCGAGAGCCTGACCAAATTGTTCATCCGTGGCAGTTTGGTGATGAAGCGGAGAAATCAACTTGTTTGTGGCTTAAAAATTTACCAATGCTTGTACCTACAAAAATAGTTGGCAAGGGTGAAATGTATGAGTGGATTGATGGTAAGACCGGTAAGAAAAAAAGACAGCCTCTTTGGTATTACCAGGCATTAAGTAAATCAAAGACACCTGCTGAAAGACGAACATTAAGAAGTAAGACATTTGAAGGTATAGCAAGAGCAATGGCATACCAATGGAGTGATGTTAAAATAGGAATACAAAAAACTATTTTTGATGAGGTGTAAGAACTGCAAGGATAAGTTTGAGCCTGTTCGGTTTAATGCAAAATACTGCCTCAAAGAAGAATGCATCCGTGCTTTTGTAGCCGAAACAAAAGAGAAGCAATGGAAGCATACGAAAACACGAATGAAAGCAGATTTAGAGACAGTTCAAGACGTTGTTAAAGCAGCTCAGATAGTATTCAATAAATACATCAGGGAGCGAGATAAAGCTCAACCTTGCATCAGTTGTGGCTCACAACCAAAAAAAGAAAACGCTGGACATTTTTTTAACGCTAACAATCATTGGAATGTTCGCTTTGATGAGGATAATGTTCACCTGCAATGCGAGAGGTGCAACAGCTTCTTATCAGGCAACTTGATTGAGTATAGAGCAAACCTAATATCTAAGATAGGACAGGAGAGATTCGAGCAACTTGAATCAAGAGCAAGGGTAACACGAAAATTTACAAAAGACGAACTAAAAGAAATTATAAAAAAATATAAAAAAAAGATTAATGAATTGAATTAATTTATATCTTTGTCTAAACAATTAATTTTTACGCTATGAAGAATTTATTTAAATCGTTGGCTTTATTCCAACAAGAAGTGCCTGTCATTCACAAGGCAACACAAGGCTACGGCTACTCCTACGCTGACTTGCCTAAAATCTTTGAAGTAATCAACCCGCTGCTAAAGAAACACGGACTTGGATTTACTCAAACCTTACACACAAAGGAAGGTGTTAACTACATTGCTACAATGGTGTTTCACGTTGAGACTGGCGAGAACATCGAAAGCCTTGTTGCTATTCCTTACGTTCAGTTGAAAGGTATGAACGACTATCAAGGTTTTGGTTCAGGAGTTACTTACTTCAGACGTTATGCACTCAGCTCTGCACTTGGTTTAGTAACCGACAAAGACACGGATGCATCAGGCGAGCAAGTTAAAACTGAGAAGAAACTGCCTGCTATTGACCAAAAGCGTTTCAGCGCAGCAGTACAAGCCATTGCAAAAGGCGAATACACTCGTGAGAAGCTCGAAGCATCGTTTGCATTAACTGAAGGTCAAACCGATATGCTCAACGCATTATGAAGGCTCTCAAAATTAGGTGTTCTGCCATTGGTAAAATAATGGCAACACCTCGCTCAAAAACTGAATTTCTAAGCCAAACGGCAAAGAGTTACATTCACGAATTAGTTATCCAAGAGAAATACGGCATCAGAAAGGAGTTTTCAAGCCGTTACACGGACAAAGGCAACGCAGTTGAAGATGATTCTATCTCGTTAGTTAATGATGTCTTAGACGTAAAGTTTATTTACAAGAATGAGGAGTATTTTGAGAACGATTTTATCACAGGAACACCTGACGTAAACACGGAAGATGTATTGCTTGACGTAAAATCTAGTTGGGATGCTACAACCTTTCCTTTCTTTGAGACTGAAATTCCTACAAAAGATTATTATTACCAGCTTCAGGGATATATGTGGCTCACCGGAAAGCAAGAAGCAATGCTTTGTTACTGTCTTGTTGATACTCCGATTGAAATGGTAGAGGATGAGATTCGTAGAGCGCATTGGAAATTGCATAAACTTGAAGAGGATTTGGATTTGCGTGAAGAGGTAGAAACCAAACACCAGTTCTCACACATACCAAAGAACCGCAGAGTCAAAGTTTTCTTTGTACAAAAAGACGAAGCAGTTATTGAGCAGATAAAAGCTAGAATTGAAGACTGCCGATTGTATTACAATGCCTTAATGGAAATGCTATGAACCAAGAAGTAAAAGACCAAGTAGTTTTAGCCGTGATGGCGAAGTATGCCGAACGCTCAGCAACTGGGCTAAAGAAATACGGAGTAACATTAGACCGAGAAGACCTAACTATCTATGATTGGATAAATCACGCTCAGGAGGAGGCTATGGATTTCACTTTGTACCTTGAAAGAATCCGTAAAGAGATAAGTCTTGAAAAAGTTAAGAGCTTCAGCGAAGGCTACCGAGAAGCGTTAGGAAATTACCGCGAAACTTTACTAACAAAAAAAGGCTGCGCGTGCTATGGCAGTAACGCAATGCACGAATGTAATTGTAAATAAATCAGAATAAGATGAAGTTTAAGCACAAACTTATTTTAGTTTTCTTTACTGCAATTATATTAGAAGCAAACAGCATTGCAGGTTTTAGATTTTTAATGGACAAAAATTGGATGGGAATGGTATTGATGGTATTTGTAAATCCTTTATTGTGTTTACCTATGAACCACTATAACATTGAAGCTAAAACATTTAAAGAAAGATTATTTATTGCTTTGACTTTTGCTTTTGGTTTTGCAGTTGGCGTAGGAACAATAAGACCATTTTTTTTATAACCTTTAAATCAGAATAAGATGAAAATAGAAATAACACACTACGGCCACAAGGCCAGTTATGAGTTTGCTAACGAAGATGTAACGCTTGAAGATTTGCTTTATCACTTGGATAAATTGCTCAAACTAACGGGCTACACATTTGATGGGGAATTAGAAATAGTAAAAGAAGAAGAATGAGACCCGACAAAGAATACCTAGCAGCACTTGCCACGATGATAATGGTAACTGCCATAGTAATAATTTTAGTAATCAAATTAATTTTTAATATATAACAAATGGAAAACAAAGTAAACACAGGAGCTATCTTCAAAAACACGAACAAGAAAGCTGACAACCATCCGGACTACAAAGGAAAAGTAAATGTCAACGGTAAAGAAATGGAGGTTGCGTTATGGATGAAAGAAGGCAAAGCTGGCAAATTCTTTAGTGCATCATTTTCTGAGCCGTATGTTGCTCCGACTGAAGAGCGCAGACCTGTTACGGATGAGCAAGATGATTCATTACCTTTTTAGTATGTACATTGATGATGATACACTCCGAAAGCAACTGAATAGGATACTGCTTGTAAAAACACGAAACCAAATAGTCCAAGACATAAAAGCCAAAGGACTAAAGATGCATCAGTTTCAAGTAAACAATTTCCTACAAGGCAAAGACGTAACCTTATCAACCTTACACAAGATAGATAACTACGTTACAAGAGAAATTTACTCCAACAACTTAGAGCCACTTTAAAGTGGCTTTTTTAATTTATTTGTGTGATTAGAATTTAGTCTTATATTTGTTTAGAATTTAAGCAATGGATGCACTCAAAATTTTAGCAGACCACCACAAAGAATGGGTTAAGATAGTCCGTTCATTTGGAGAGCAAGACCTTGCCGAAGATGTAGTGCAGGATGTTTACCTGAGAATCGTAAAGTACAACTACGAAGAGAAGATAATCAAAGAGGGTAAACCAAACATTGCTTTGATGTGGATGATGCTTCGCAACCGAGCATTCGAAATAAACAAAACGGGCAGCGTTCAGTTTCTATCATTAGACGAAGTAAGAGGAGTTGCAGACGTTGATTGTGAATTAGAAAAACACGAAGCACTTGAAAGATTGCATATCAGGATACACGAAGAAATGGATAACTGGCATTGGTATGACTCAATGTTATTTAAAGTTTACAAGGAAGGCAACGCATCAATGAGAGACATTGCTAAAGACTCAGGCATCAGCTTAACTTCGATATTTAACACGCTAAAGAATTGCAAAGAAAGACTAAAGGAAGAAGTCGGAGAAGATTATACTGATTTTACTAACCAAGATTTTGATTTAATATAACTAAAATGGCAAAAACACGAACACCAAGAAAAGCTCAAGGATTAGGAGATACCATAGAGCAAATAACACACGCTACCGGAATCAATAAGCTGGTAAACTTCATAGCAGGAGAAGACTGCGGATGCGAAGAGCGTAAGCAGAAACTCAACGAGTGGTTTCCATACCGCAAACCTGAATGTCTAACCGAAGCGGAGTACAACTATCTTACGGAAATACGAATCAATGAAACGGAAACCTTCAGACCAAACGAAGTAACAGTAGTAAGAGAAATATACTCACGAATAATGAAGATACGTTTAGAACCATCCTCTTGCGCTTCTTGCTTCAGAGAGATTGTATTCAACCTGAGAAAGATTTACAACGCTTACGAAGTATAATATGCAAGTAGATAAAGTAAAAATCAGCGAGGTTAAGACGAACCCAAAGAACCCTAGACTAATCAAAGACGATAAGTTTAAAAAGCTCGTCAAATCTATTCAGGAGTTCCCTCAGATGCTCGAGCTGCGTCCAATAGTAGTTGATGAGAACAACATTGTACTGGGAGGCAATATGCGTTTAAAAGCGTGTAAGGAAGCAGGATTGAAAGAAGTGTATATTGTAAAGGCTGAAGGTTTAACCGAACTACAAAAAGACGAATTTATTGTAAAAGATAACGTAGGCTTTGGAGAATGGGATTGGGATATGTTAGCTAACGAATGGGATATTGAAAAGTTAGACGAATGGGGTTTAGACCTTCCTGTTATATTAGATGCAGATGAAGATTTAGAACTAAAGGATTTAAGCAGTACGATTGACAACCTTTACCGTATTGAAGTTGTTTGTAAAGATGAGGAACATCAAGAAAACACTTATAATAAACTAATTGAACAAGGATACGAATGCCGACTTTTGACATTGTAAAAGAAGTAAAGCCAACTAAAACGTTTAGGGTGGCTTCTGTTATTGGTAAGTTTGATTTACAATCTGAAAACGTAGTTGAACACTTTAAAGGAGATATTGATATTCCTAATGAATGGCAAGTAGGTTTAATTGTAGGCAAAAGCGGAACAGGAAAAACTACAATAGCCAAACAATTATTTGAAGATGCTTACGTTACATCCTATAAATACACGAAAGAAACTGTTTTAGACGATATGCCAAAAGAGTGTAGCGTAGAAGAAATTACTGCAGCTTTCAATTCAGTAGGCTTTTCAAGTCCACCGAGTTGGTTAAAACCGTATTCTGTACTGAGTAACGGACAAAAGATGCGAGTAGATTTAGCTCGTGCCATATTAGAAAAAAACGAATTATTTGTATTTGATGAGTTTACAAGCGTAGTAGATAGAAACGTAGCACAGATTGGTTCCTTTGCTATGCAGAAAGCCATTAGAAAGACGGATAAAAAATTTATAGCAGTTACTTGTCACTTTGACGTACAAGATTGGCTGCTTCCAGATTGGGTATTTAATACCGATACGATGACCTTTCAAAGTTTTGAAGGGCAAAAAAAAAATAGACCAGATATCAAATTTGAGATATTCAATTACGGAGATAAAAGCATCTGGAAAATGTTTGCTAAGCATCATTATTTAAGTCATTCACATAACAACGCTGCTAATGTATTTATAGCAACAGTAAATGATGAGATAGCAGGATTTATAAGTGTTTTTCATTTTCCTCATCCTAAAAGTAAATTTTTTAAACAAGTACATAGATTGGTGATATTACCTGATTATCAGGGAGCAGGAATAGGACTAAGATTACTTAATGAAGTTGGAGCAATATATAAACAAGAAAATTGGAGATATACTATTATTACATCAGCACCAAGTTTAATTAATGCGTTAAAAAAGTCATCAAATTGGATATGCAGAAGTTTTGGTAGAAAACCACCTCAAAATATAAATACAGGCAATCCAATTAGCACAAGAAAAACGGATAGTAGTACAAGGATTACAGCATCATTTGAATTAAAATAATTAGTAATTAATAAGATAATGCCAAACAAAGAAAATTTAATACCTGCGCAGAAAGGAGAGATAAGAAATCCAAACGGCAGACCAAAAGGCGCAAAGAACCGCAGCACAATAGCTCGTCAATGGCTTGAAGTAAATCAATCGCTAAAGAACCCATTAACAGGAGAGCAGGAAACAATGAGTCAAGAGGATTTAATGACGTTAGCGTTGATTAAAAAGGCACGTGAGGGTGATGTGGCAGCTTACAAAGCATTGATGGATTCAGGTTACGGACAACCTTTGCAGCAAATAGAACAAACAATACTAGAGCAACCTTTATTCCCTGATGTTTCAACGGACGACCTCAATAAATAAGATACTGTCTTTAAAAAAACGAATTAAGATAATTCAAGGAGGTACATCAGCAGGCAAAACCTTTGGCATACTCCCAATCTTAATAGACAAAGCAATCAGAACGGATAACTTAGAGATATCGGTAGTTGCTGAATCAATCCCACATTTACGCAGGGGTGCGCTAAAAGACTTCCTTAAAATAATGAAGTGGACAAACCGTTACATAGATGGCCAGTTCAACAAATCCTTACTCAGATACGAATTTAGAAACGGAAGCGTATTAGAGTTCTTCTCGGCAGATGATGCATCTAAGCTACGAGGTGCGAGACGTGACATCCTTTACATCAACGAGTGCAACAACGTAACTTTCGAGTCTTACAACGAGCTGGCAATCCGTACAAAGAAAGAAGTGTTTTTAGACTTCAATCCTGCAAATGAGTTTTGGGTGCATAAGGAACTAAAAGACGAACCTGACACGGACTTCATTATCTTAACCTACAAAGACAACGAGGCACTTGATGAGTCAATTGTCACACAAATTGAAAAGAATCGTGACAAAGCAGTTACAAGTTCTTACTGGGCTAATTGGTGGCGAGTCTATGGTCTTGGTGAAGTAGGTAGTCTTGAAGGAGTAGTGTTCAATAATTGGAAAGAGATTGACACAATACCAGTTGAAGCAAAGCTCATAGGAATAGGACTTGACTTTGGATACACGAATGACCCGACTGCAGCAATTGAGGTGTATAATTGGAACGGAAAACGAATAATAAACGAACTTGCTTACCGCACAGGAATGGTAAACTCCGACATCGCTAAAATACTTCCGTCAAGCGTAGTAATTTACGCTGATAGCTCAGAACCTAAATCAATCGAAGAGATAAGACGTCAAGGCAAAACAATCAAAGGAGTAACAAAAGGAGCTGACTCAATCAACTACGGAATTGATGTAATGCAACGTCAGGAGTATTTAGTTACCAAATCAAGCACGAACCTCATCAAAGAACTTCGCTCCTATTGTTGGGATACTGACAAGCAAGGGCAGCGAATGAGAAAACCTATTGACCACCTGAATCACGCTATTGATGCTTTACGTTACCACGAAATGGAAGCTCTCGGACTAAAATCAAACTATGGACAATACAACATCCGATGAGCTGCCTAAGATGATTAGAGTAGTAGAGCAGTACATTCAAGATACAACTGGTAAGAAGGTTCATATCGTATTCAATGATGTGTTCAACGTAAGAAGACATACTCAGATGTTGGCTCAGGCTTATGCCTATGTGTTACAAAAAGACGAATCAAAAGTTAAATAAATATGGAAGTACAAATCAACGTACCATCAAATCTAAACGAGATACCACTAAAGCACTATCAGGACTTCTTGAAAGTGCAGCAGAACTCTACTGACGAAGAGTTTGTAGCTCAAAAGATGATTGAGATATTCTGCGGAATCCGATTAAATGAGGTAGCTAAGATAAAGCTTACTTCCTTAAACGAGTTGATAGTTCACTTTACTCAACTATTTAATCAGACACCTAAATTCACTCCGACTTTTAAGATTGGAGATATTGAGTTTGGTTTCATTCCGGAACTCGAAGAGATAACATTCGGTGAGTATGTGGATTTAGATTCTCACTTGCAGAGTTGGGATAACTTTCATAAGGCAATGGCGGTGCTTTACCGTCCTATAAAAACACGAAAAGGAGAAAAGTACGACATCAAAGACTACGACCCTAACTTAGGCGTCCAAGAGCTTATGAAGTTCGCACCATTAGACATCTGCATTGCGGCATCGGTTTTTTTTTGGACTTTAGAAAGCGAATTACTGCAGGCTACCCTGAACTATTTGGAGAAGGAGATAACGAAGCAGAAGAACCTATCGCAGACTTTAGCGAAACAACTCAATTTAGCAAACGATGGGGATGGTATCAATCACTTTATGCAATCGCTAAAGGAGATATCACTAAGTTCGACGAAATCACCAAATCAAGACTTACTCGGTGTCTCACCTATCTCACCTTCGAGAAGCAGAAAAACGAAATTGAAAGAAGACAATTTGAAAGACAACTAAGACGATGACAGGATTCTATAAAGTATTGGAATTAATTAAATGGCATTTTGATAATGACCCGTTAGTCAACACGACTACTGAGGGTGATATCTTTGAAGTGGATTTAAACAAGCAGACTATCTTTCCGCTTGTACACTTAATGACCAACAACGTATCTTTCGAGACCAACGTAGTGCGTTACAACCTCTCGTTGATAGCTATGGATATCGTTGACATCAGCAAGAAAGCTACAACTGATGTTTATGTCGGCAACTCAAACGAGCAAGACGTACTTAACACGCAACTGGCAATCTTAAACCGATGCTATGACCAAATGCTTCACGGCAATTTGTGGGATTTAGAGTTCGTAGTTGACGGGAATCCAACG